TAAAGAAGCGTTAGATAAATATAAGAAAGAATTTTCAGATTATTGGTCACAAAAATTAGGTAGTAGTAATTTTGAATTAACTGAAACTGAAAGTACAGAATTGGGTGTGGATTTTATTGAAGGGTAAAAAAAATTATAATAATTATACTTTTTTAAAAGTTATAGATATTTATTGATATATGGGAAGAAAAAAAGTTAATGATGAGGATAAAAAAGTGAAGATTGGGGTTTCTATTGACCCCGATTTACCGCAATATTTTAAGGATAAATCTATTAATCTTTCTTCCCTAGTTAATAAACTATTGAAAGATTATATTAAAAATGGAAACAAAAATTGACACACACAAAAAAAATTGTTATTATTTTATAAAAAAACAAATGAACGATAAATTAAAAGTAATTTCACTATTTTCCGGATACGGAACACAAGAATTGGCATTAAAGTATATTGGTGTGGATTATGAGGTTATTGCGAACTGTGATAACTTTAAGGCGGCCAACGAATGTTATGACGCACTACACACAACACAAAATGGTAATTTGGGTGACATTAAACAAGTAAATGAGAACACTTTTCCCAATTCTGATCTATTAACATACTCTTTTCCTTGTTTTACCAAAGACACATTGGTATTAACGAGTGTTGGTTATAAAAAAATCATTGATATTGAAATTAATGATTTGGTATTAACACACACTAACACATATAAAAGGGTTACAAATAAGTTTGATCAGGGTGAAAAAGAAATCTGGAAAATCAAATCGCCAATTTTTGATAATTTGGAAACCACTGAAAACCATAGGTTTTATGTTGTAACAAAGATTGATGGTGATAAAAATAATTTAACAGAACCTTACTGGAAAGAATGTAAAGACTTAACAAGTAACGACTATCTTGGTGTTGCAATAAATCAAAATAGTATTATACCAAAATGGGACGGAATTGATTTTGGGTTTAGTGACGATAGGAAAAATTGGAACAAAAATGAATTATCAAAGTATATGGATAATAATGACTTTTGGTGGTTAATTGGTCGTTATATTGGTGATGGTTGGATGAGACACCAAGGTGGTATTATAATTTGTTGTACGAATAGAAATGAGGATGAACTTAACGAAATAACAGAAAGGTTAGAACGATTAGAATTTAATGCTTCTGTTGTTAGAGATGGATCAACATATAAAATACATTTACCAAAAAAAGAAATTGGGTTATTTGTTTCACAGTTTGGTAAATATGCACACGGCAAGTACTTAAACAATACAATTTTGGACTTACCCACCAACTTATTGGAATCGTTTATTGATGGTTATTTTTCGGCGGATGGTTATACTGCAAAAACAGGATTAAAACGAATTACGAGTGTTAGTAGGGAGTTAATATATGGTATTGCACAGTGTGTTAGTAAGGTTTATAAAGTACCATATTCTATTTATAGAACTGAAAGACCCCCAACGTGTATTATTGAAAATAGAGTTGTAAATCAAAAAGACACATACCAAGTAACGTTCAAAAACGAAGATATTGAACGTTATAAAATTTTTTACGAAAACGGATATGTTTGGTCTAAAGTTATTGAGATTGAGAATACAACAAAAAACGATTTTGTCTATGATATTGAAGTTGATGAAGACCATTCATTTACCGCAAACGGGTGTATTGCACACAATTGTCAAGATATCTCAATTTCGGGTATTCAAAATGGAATTAAAGAAGGTACAAGAAGTGGGTTATTGTATGAGGTTGAAAGACTTTTGTCTGTTAATAGACCAAAGGTTTTATTAATGGAAAACGTTAAGAACCTGGTTTCAAAGAACCACTACGAAGCGTTTAAAAAACACATTTATTTCTTACGAGGACTTGGGTATTCATCTTACTGGAGATTATTAAATGGTGCTGATTTCGGCTGCCCCCAGAATAGAGAGAGGGTTTTTATGATTTCGGTATTACACGGTAATCCAGATGATGTTAAACAGAAAATGATGAATGTTGACAGATATAAAAAACCTAAAGTACCAATGATGTCATTTGTTGATAGTAACATTGATGAGTCTTTGTTTGTTGATTGTCCATTTACATTACACGAAGCAAAACAAAATACTGTTTGTAAATTGGTTGCAAGGAGAGATGATATTAACTATGATCAAATGAGACGTATTTACTCGTTAGAGGCTTGTTCACCTTGTTTAACAACCAGTGGGTCACCACAAATTATGACACCAGATGGTAGGGTACGAACACTTACCGCTAGAGAGGGTTATAGGTTTATGGGTGTTAAAGATTCTGATATTGACGTTATGTTAACAACATCACTATCAACTAGAGCACATATTGCGTTAGCGGGTAATTCAATATGTGTTCCAGTAATGGAAGCAATATTTAGTGAGTTTTTTGTTGATTATATTGTAGAAAAAGAACCAGTTTTATCAAACCAATCAAACGAAGAGGTAAATGACTAAAACATTAGTTGTTGACGCGAACAACCTTCTAAAAATCGGTATAAATGGCGTTAAAGATTTTTTTAACAAAGGTGAACACGTTGGTGGTACTTGGCATTTTTTAAATACATTAAGAAAGTTTTTAGAAGAAACCAATTACAATAAGGTTATTGTGTTCTGGGATAGTGAAACTGGTTCATCACAAAGAAGACTTTTATATCCAAAATACAAGTTGAATCGTAAACAAAAAGACGATCAAGACTCTAAGGACGAATCATTTACAAAACAAAAAGAAAGGGTAAAAGAATACCTTGAAGAAATGTTTGTAAGACAATTGGAAATTGAACATTCGGAAGCGGATGATTTGATAGCATATTATTGTCAGATATCCCAGGATGAAGAGAAGACCATTTTTTCTTCAGATAGGGATTTAACACAACTTATTTCGGATAAGGTATCAATATATTCACCGCAACACAAAAAATACTATAAAAATGGTGATACCATTAAGTTTTATGAGTCCGAAATACCACATTATAATGTTAAGACATATAAAATCTTAACTGGTGACAATTCGGATAATATTGATGGTATATATTATTTGGGTGAAAAAACATTTCTTAAATTATTTCCTGAAGTACTTGACAGAGAAGTAAAATATACCGATATTTTAACAAAGGCGGAAACGTTATTGAAAGAAGATAAAAACAATAATGTACTAAAAAATCTTTTAACTGGTAGAACAAAGGAAGGTATTTTTGGTGATGAGTTTTTTATTGTGAATGAGAAGATTGTGGATTTGGCCGATCCATTAATATCTGAAGAGGGGAAGGAATTGGTTAGAGAATATTACTCCGATACATTGGATCCAGAGGGTAGGGGTTATAGAAATCTAATCAAGATGATGATGGAAGACGGGTTCTTCAAGTATTTACCCAAAGGTGATGACGCTTGGGTTGGGTTTTTAAAACCATTTTTAAAGTTATCAAGAAAAGAAAAAACAAATTTTAGAAACAGAACAAAAAAGTAAAAATGAAAGAACAAGAAGCAACAAAAGTAGAGTTTTTGTTAACGTGTAACGACAATATTGTTGTACAACGATTTTTTAATGTAAAGGGTTATAATAAAACCGCCCATAAATCAGAAGAGTTTTATGATTATATTAGAATGTTTTGTAATGATTTACAAAATAATTTAAAAATGCGAACTGTTGTATATATGTTGGAAAACAAATATGAGATTGGGGAAAATCCTGACGTGTTAAATACGTCAATAACGGAGGGTGATGAAAATTTTAATTTATTTATTAAGGTGGATAATATGACAATTTGTCATAGAGTTTTTGATGCGAAAGTATACCCACCAAAGGTAAGATATACCGTAGACCTACGCCCAAGGCTAAAAACAATACTTACTGAGTTAACTGACATTTTTTCAGGTAAAAATTTTAATTATTTCTATCCACAATTTATCTAATATTAGTAGTATTTATCATTACTAACAGAAAGAAAAACTATGGCGACAAACAAAAACTTTGAATATCTTGGAAACAATTTCCAAATCCAACTACTTAACCAAATCGTATTAGATAAGGAATTTTCACATTCAATTGTGGAGGTGATTGAAAACAACTATTTTGAAAACAAATACTTTAAAATCATTATACAAATGATTAAAGAGTATCATAAAAAATATGATCACACACCATCATTTGATACACTAGAACAGGTGGCTAAGTCTGAATTACAACAAGAAACGGCAATTAAAGTTGTTCTTGATACAATTAAGAAAATTAAGAACGCACCAATTGAGGGTGCCGACTTTGTACAAGAAAAAGCGTTGAAATTTTGTAAACAACAAGAATTACAACGTGTTATGAAACAAGCACAAAAGA